CTTTTTGGAAAAACAAATTGGAAAGCATGACGAATTGTTGGATAAAATAAGGTATCGACCCGTTGGGCAATGACATGGAAATATCCCATTATATGTTTGCAGGAGTTGGCGTTGCCCTCTCCATCCTCGCATTCTTCATTAAGCGCAACAAGTGGGAGCTTGAGAAGATGAATGATCGACTACGCCAGTTGGAGATTGCAAATGCGGGACAATCAAAAGACCTCACCCATCTTACCAAGCTTGCCGAGGATCGGCGCGAGGACGTAAAGAATTTATTCAAACGCTTGGAGGACAAATGAAATGTTTGAACTTCTTACGCTCTTTCTTACCGGTGGGGGTTCGGCCGCAATGGGGAGTATTCTTAAAGGCGTGTTTGGCGCGATTACCGATGCTCGTCAGCAGAAATATGAAATGGAAATGGCGAGAGAATGTAGAAACAATGAGTTTGCTCTTAAATTCCAGGCGACACTCAATAGTGGGCCTGGTGGAGCTTTTACTCGTGCTACTCGTCGCATGCTTGCTCTTATCGGCATGTTCACGCTCTCATTCATCACCTGCATCACTACCCTCTTCCCAAGCGTTCCACTCGTCAGCATCACAAATATTACAGGTGAAGGAAAAAAAGAATTTCTTTTCGGACTCATCAGTTTTCCGGCAGAGCAAGCCCCTTTGGTCGTTACAACAGGACATATTGCACTCTTCGAAGCCACAGTCGTGTTGCCGTTAATCATTGGATTTTATTTCACACCGGGAGGCAGAAGATAATGTTTGATAGGGTTTCAATCGTAGGCATGAGCGGAACGCTCGCAACGTTCGGCTTGTCCGCATTTGACTCGGCCGTTGGCATATTGGTCGGCTTGGTAACCTTGGCATATATGAGCCTGAAACTTTATCAGGAAATTAAAAAGAAGAAGTAATGCCACGCTATTCTCCATCCGGTCCGCTTGACGATCCCACGCTTGTTGATGGGGATCGTGGATTTCGCGGTATTGATTCTTACCTTGAGAACACGTCTTTGGAAGGTGGATTCGTTGAGACCAGTGAGAATATGAGACTGACCGGAGACTTGGCGGAAACCCGCAAAGGGATTGATTTTTTGGCTGGCGGTTTGACCCTTAGTTACAATGGGTCAGACGAGCGAGTATTTGCATCGACTCTCTTCTCGGACCCTGCAAGCGGCGAGGAGTTCGTAGTGGTTGCAACCAAGACAAAAGCAATCATTTGGAATGATGCCAACAATTCGGGCATTGCAATTGATTATCCCGGTAGCGAGATAGTGGCAGATGCGGATGGCGCATCCTTTGTACAGTCATTGGAAAAATTAATTTTGTTTCGTGGTAAAAACAAATCACCTTTGGAATGGGATGGAAACTTTGCATCACCAACAGATTTTGCAGTCAAAGAAAATTCAAGTCCGGGTGCAGGAAACATAGAATGTCCGAATACGGACTTCGGAGTTTTCCACAGAAATCGCTTGATCATCCCACAACCTACGGACTCGAACTATACGGTCTTGATGAGTAACTTGTTAGATACCGACAAGTACACGACCGCAGACGCGCAGTTCAGAATAAATAGGGGAAGCGCGGATAAACTCGTTGGATTTTTCCCATATCAGGAAGATCAGTTGATTGTCTTCATGCGCAACTCAATCCACATGATTAATAACATTGCAACCGTGTCCGCAGCAAATACCTACGAGATTACACGTCAACATGGATGCGTAGCTCGCAAGAGTATTGCTCAGAGCGGACCACAAACTTTCTTTCTTAGCGATAATGGAGTAATCGTATTGTCGCCTGGTACTGATCCGGCTAAAGGCCTCGGAGTGGCAATTTCGAAAATCAGCGGAGAAACAATTCCGATGACTCGTCCGATACAAGATCAGTTTGATGAAGTGAACTTTGATCATGCTCATAAGTCTTGCGGAGTGGTTTTTGACAATCGCTATATTTTGGCCTGTCCGACAGGAAGCTCGACCGTACCAAATAAAATCTTTGAGTTTGACTTGCTTACATCGACATGGACTAGCGTAAATTCATATCCTGCAATGTTTGGCGATTTGGCTTTTCACGTTGATGATTGGGTGGTTTGTATGCACGACAATGGCTCAGACCCACCAAGGCGCAGACTCTTTGCGTGTAATGACACGGGGTTTTATCTGATGGAAGAAAACAATGCCGATGATTCGGGTCGCAAGATTGGATCGACTTCGGAATCGGGAACGACTGCAATTGCGGGAAAACTCAAGACTCGTTCGTTTACTTTCAATAGCGTAGACGTCAAACGTTGGAGGCGTGGACAGGTCGGAGCGAATACCGTGGCATCCGATGCCTTCACAATCAAAGTAAATACGATTGATCCCGATACTTCAAGTACGGTATTTTCGCATACCGCTTCGGGGACTGAAGAAGCTTTGTTTAGATTTGGAACTGGTAGAGTTCGGGGCTATGGTGCAAACGTTGAAATCGACGTGACTGCGGGAAGACCGAGCTTTAGACACATTAGCTTGGAAGCGATTGCCAACGGATTGAACGCAAGGAGGACGGTTACCTAATGGCTATTACTGCGTCAGTTCAGCGTGGATTTACGTTTGCGACGGGTATTGACGTAAGCGCGAGTTCACTCAATCAACTTGGTGAACCAACCGTCACGATAGACGAGAGCAACGTTGCCATCACGGGCGGAACGGTGAGCGGGTTGAGTTCGCCCATTGCAATTGCCGATGGCGGTACGAATGCAACCTCCGCGAGCGCCGCAAGATCAAACCTTGGCCTCGGCACGATTGCCACGCAAGGAAGTGGTGCGGTTGCAATAACCGGAGGAACAATGAGTGACACGCTGATTACGCTGAAAACTTACAATGTGGCTAGCGTACCATCTGCAAGTCCTGCGGGACAGATAATATTCGTAACGGATGGAAACTCAGGCGCGGCAACGGTTGCGGTGAGTGATGGATCAAATTGGAAGGTCGTTGCGTTGGGGGCGAATATATCGACATGAAGGTAGCAGAGTTAATGAACAAAGGACCGCACACAGTTGATTGGAACCGTGTGGCAAAGGAGTCCTTTCCGCTTTTTGCATTAGCCGCCGACATCAAAAAAAATGGCATACAGAATCCAATACTTCTCAAAGACGGAAAGATCGCCGATGGGATTCATCGTTTGTTTGTTCTTTGGCTTATGCAATACGAGGGAGAAATTCCAACCAAGGATTTGGAACAATGAGCATCTTGGCAAAAGTAAAGGATTTGTATGAGGAATGCTCGATGGATATGTTCAAGGACATATCCGTATATATGAATTATGGACACGTGCATAAAACTCCAACAAGTTTTATTTTGGCAAAAACGGTTGATAAGGATAGTAACACTCCTCCCGCAGAGCAATGGAATGTGAGTAATCCTAACGCATGGTTTGTCCACATGGCTTTAGGGGAAGATTGTATTCCTTACTGGATTAATCTGATGCCTTTCAAATTGCCTTATGTGGGATGGGCGAGGGAAAATAAAAAAAAGCCAATTAGGTTTTACGATTTAAATAAAATTATACGGAGAAAATAATATGTCAGGTCCAGATTTTAATCAACCGCCGGTTCCGTCATACGGAGAGGGAATGCGTGAAGCGCTTGAGGCACAAGTTGCCTTGTTAGCAGGGACAAAAGTAGGAGAGGCAGACTTTAGTCAATTCGAAGGTGGACTTAGGGAGTTGGTACGCGAATACGAAGCCCCACTTCGTCGTGAAACCGCACAGGTCGACACCGATGTCCTTCGGCAAACTTTGCTTGGTGGTGAGGAACAGGTGGTATTTGACGAAGCGTCTGGCAAATATGGAATACCACGTGGTCAAGTTGTCACCAATGCTGAAGGAGAACCCTTAACTGCGGATGGCGGTAGATATCAAATGATAAAAATTGATAATGGAAGGGAGCCAATTTCTTTGAGCAGTAGAGGGGAATCACGTGATCCAAACGACTTTTATCCGGGTGTGACACCAAAATTTGCAATTCTTGATTCTGAAGGAGGGGTAGTAAGTGAGACAGGTGGAGAATATTTTCTGCGAAGCGGCTCAAATAAACTTTTAGGCACTAAGGCGGGTAACGTTGTAATGGAACAGGCGAAGCGTATAGGTAATCGTTTCGAAGATCCTGAATTAACGTACCTGAAAGGATTTACTCGTGAGTCATTTGACGATATTAAAAGAAATGTTGATGAAGATTTGTCACTATTGGAAGTAGGCACTACCGCCGCCGCCAAGGAGATGGGCCGTCTGCAAGATGCAATTGCCGAAGGCAAATTATCTACAGAATTTGACTTTTTCAACCCCAACATTCCCGCAGACCCCACCAAAGCGGGTCAACCCGGTTATGACGATGAAGGTCGCACCTTACTTCAGAAAGGTGACGTAGTCCGCAAGGGCGAGGGCATGATCGACCTGTTGGGCGATACGCGAAACATCATGGAGACGCGCAGACTGTCAAGGGATGAGCGTGGCTTGCAACTCGTCGAGCAAAATCCTGAACTTTCAGCGTTGTACGAAGGCGCGCAAAATGATCCAACGAATCCGTTTTACGGACTTACCAAACAACAAGCGGGGCGTAAGCTTTTGGACGACAATGATGGAGATTTGCAAGCGATAAGCGAGCAGTTTGGAATCGGAAATTTGACTGCACCACAATTTGCAAACGTTGACACGGGTCGTCAGGCGGGATTTGACGAACAAGGAAACTTTCTTGGCCTTTCCGCTCTTGCCGAGGACGTACAACGGGCAAACTTATCTCGCCAACGCGAAGCCGATCTTGCGGACGTCGAGCGTTTGTCGAATCGTTTTCAAGACGTAATGGCAGATTTTCGTCCGGGTACGACTGAAGCGTTGGCGGGTGCGCGGGAAGTGCTTAGAGCGCAACAAGACAGACTTACTCGACCAGCTACACAGG